TAACCTCCAATCTCTTCCGTTTCACTTGTCTCATCAATCGGCGTAAAAATTTCATCACAAAGGGGCGCATTGTCACCCTCTGTTTTTTCTTCTTCCGCTACTTTTTCCCTCACCTTAATCCAGGCGTTACACAAATTCTCTGCACTCATTGCCGCAAACAGCCCAATGTTAAAAGACGATTCCGGTAACTGTCCGGTCCTAAAACACAGGATCATGTATACAATCGCGTAAACAATCGTTGCGCCCATCGTAAAAACAATAATCTTTTTGCTGAACCTCATCAGGCTCCAGTTTTCCTTCATAAAAATCACCTGCTTTGGCTGCACTCAGGTATGGCTCTTCACCGCTTTTTGGCTGATATAACCATAAACCGTTTTGAACCAGCCGTTCACGACCGTCTCATATCCAATGCAAACAGGCTTGCCGGTCTTGGCATTCGGGCTGCTGATCACACCAATGGACTGGTACTGCATTCCGGCACCCTTGCGCACATTCCATTTGCCGTTGTTCAGGGTAATGGCCTTTGTCACAGTCTTTTTCACTGCCGGTTCAACCTTCGGCTCCTCAGCCGCTTCCTGCTTGTCCACCTGTACACTGTGCTGGTTTGCGTTTGCCCACAAAATCACACCGCTGCTGGCCGGCTTAAAGTCATCATCCAGCCAACATAGCGGGTTCTCGCGCACACCTTTCCAGCGCACCTCAAAGTGCAAATGGGCACCAAAACAGTTGCCGGTCTGGCCGCTGTAGCCAATCACTTCGCCGGTTTTCACCTTCTGTCCAACCTTCACCGTGATAGAATTCAAATGAGCATACAACGTTTCCAGCTTGCCGCCTTTATACGCCGTATGCTCAATCTTCACCATATTGCCATAACTGTTGGTGTCGCCCTGCGTCACGCGCCCATTCCAATGGTAAACCACGCGCACCGTTCCATCTTCCGCCGCAAATACCGGTGTTCCCACCAAAGCGCGGAAGTCAATTGCCCTGTGCAGCGCCCCACTGTTATATTTCCATCCAGCCGTAATCACATGCTGCGCCAATGGCCACCCAAAACATACCTCTCCATTCTTCAGCCGCATCTTTATCCTCCTTATTTTGTCCTCTTCCACATATAAACCACCAGATAGGGCGGCATGTTGTTGTGAGCTTCCCCGGAACCGCCGGAGGCGACGGTTACGGTTTTGGATTCCCAGTTCGGAATACCCCAGCCGCCTGATTGTGTTTGAACATACGCATCCGCAGAGTTTCCGGTTTTGGAGCGTATTACGTTGCTTCCGTTGGTCACAGACAACGAATAATTCGGTAGCTCGCTTTGTGTAAGCTTATGTGTGGATTCACCCCCAGTACCACCTGCGGGATAACTACTAGAAGCGCCAAGCAAAAAGCGTCCAGAAATGCTTGCCCAGGTACCGCCAAACAAAGACGCTGGGCTTGTATTGCTTACGCTCATGTAAATGCTGCCAATCGGCCAGGCCGCAAGTTTTGCTTCCGCGATGGCCGCCTTCACCGCCGCCGGTGTTGCCGCAATACCACCATTGGTCGAACTCGTTGAACTGGTCGAATCACTCAATTTCACACCGCCCAAAGTCGAAGCATTACCTGTTGGCAGTGTGTACTTGGTGTCGGTTGTTGGCGGTGTGTATCCCAAAGCACTTGTCACGTTCGTCTTTGTCAAACTAATCGTGCCGGAATTCACCGTAATGTTGCTACCTACTTTTAATACTCCAAGAACGCTGGTAGAGCCAGTGGCAACACTAATAGTACCATCTCTTACTGATCTGGAAATATTCGATCCAAGTTTCACCACACCAAAAGTATCAAAGTCTGCCTCAGATAAATAAATAGCACCTGTTATATCCCTATTGATATGATCGCCAATTTTTACGCCACCCAATGTATCAGAAGAAGCCATAGGTAACGTATAAGTCGATCCACTACTTGCAGGTGTCATATAAATCTGGTTTGCATTCAAAGTGCCTGCACTTTTGGCATGGTCATACTGGCTCTGTGTTAGATAATTGATTACTAAACTGTCTAACTTTGTATTTGTCGCCATATTGTATACTTCTCACCTCATTTCACAAATACTCGGATGTGGTTTTCATCCAGCCGTTCCATCACACGGTATCCGGTTTCTGCTTTAGTTCCAATGCCACTATCATTGGCAGCGCAAAATCCGTTTACTTTGCAGGTGCCGTCGTCCACCACAACCAGCTTCCCCATCAGGCCAACAGCATCCCATTCCTTGCGCTGTCCGCGGGCAATATACTGTTTGTCATTATCATAGTTCGGGTTCAACACCAGGCCGTTCTCCGTGGTACTGTCATGCTTCAGTGCTCCAAAAATGTCACGCTCGTACATATCAGCCCACTGATCCTCAGCAGTATCGCCCAGCACAGTCGGGTTGCCGGATACAATACCCAAAATGTAAGTATCTTTGCTATTTGCCAGTCGAATGTATTTCCCATCCAGCGTCACAAACATGCCACGTCGATCTTCTCCATCAGGGTTCCCGTCCTGCCACTCAAACATTTCCGCATAGTCAGCGCCGGAAGAAGAATAGGTGCCGCCCGATGCAGTACCATCTGTATTGATTCGGAAAGCATTAGAAGTAGCGCTGGAAGTGCCGTTGCCAATCAAAAACACGATGTCCTTTTTTGGATAATCACCGTCAGGTGTGGAATTACAATATTTTCCACATACAATACCATCCAAAATAGAGCTTGTTGGAATGCTAATAGATGAAGAACTTTTTTTGTATGTATTTATTTTGTTGTTGGTTCCAACTACAAGTCCATTAGTAACACCATAATAATACTGATATGTTGCACCAGAACCTACTCCCGATTGATGCGTAGACATTATTATATCGTTACTGTTACCAATATTTAGTGAATTTGAACCAGATGTCAACAGTGCATTAGTTACGTTAGCTTTCGTCAAACTGATAGTACCAGAGCTTACTGTGATATTGTTTCCGATTTTTACACCGCCAAGGGTTGAATTGGTAGCACTTGGCAATGTATATTTCGTATCTGTAATCGGTGGCGTATATCCCAAAGCACTGGTTACATTTGCTTTTGTCAAACTGATCGTACCGCTGTTCACTGTAATGTTATTGCCAATCTTTACACCACCCAAGGTAGAACTTGTTGCGGTCGGCAGTGTATAACTCGTACTGCTCGCCGGTGTCATATAAATCTGGTTCGCATTCAGTGTGCCGTTGTTTTTTGCCGTATCATACTGGCTTTGTGTCAGGTAGTTAATTACCAAACTGTCCAGCTTTGTATCAGTGGCCATAATCATATACCTCTCGTTGCAATCGCGTTGATTGCGGATAATCCGCTCGGCAGTCCAGTCAATTTTCCGTTGCTGATGCTTAGGCTCAGATTGGTGCTGCTTGGGCCGCCGTACATGGCGCTCTTGTGGTACTTGTCACCCTCAAACGCGATCAGGCTCGTACTCTGCCCGCCCCAGCCGCTGGAACTGGTCATGGTGCCGTAGCCCCAAATCTTGATTACTCCGTCAGTGCGCTTAAAACTCACGCTGGGGTTGGTGTCCGTAATAGCATAAGCCTCCACATTGTTATTGCCACTGCCGCCGGAACTCCCGCCGCCGGCATAAGTTCCTGTCACACCAAAAATGCTCACACCACTCTTGATGTTTCCGGCCACAAGGTTTGCATCACCTTTAATGGTTTGAGCACCACTTAAATACTGGCTTGCGGCAATCGTCTGGTTACTGGTCGATGGTGTATAAGTCGCGGCTTTCTTGGTCACACCACTGCCCACATATGTAGTCGAAATAGCATTTACAGTCACCTGGCTCAATCCGCCGTATCCGCTGTCAGGTTTTACAGTCTGTGTTCTTTCACTTGGCGATACAGTTTTGCTTTGTAAACTCACACTTCCGCTTCCACCACTGCTGCTGCCCGCATAAGTACCAGAAACTCCAAAAATCTTCACACCGCTTCTAATGTTACCGGCGGTCAAATTGCTGTCACCCTTAATCGTCTGGGTTCCATTCAAATACTGGCCGGATGCAATGCTCTGGTCACTCGTTCCCGGCGTATAAGTCGCAGCACTCTTTTTCGTCACGCCGCTTCCCACATAAGTTCTCGATACTGCATTTACAGTCACCTGGCTCAAACCGTCATAGCCATAGTCGGCCTTGATCGTCTGTGCGCTCTCACTGGGGCTGACTGTCTTGCTCTGCAAACTCGTCCCACTGGCACCACCAGTCACAAAACCTCCCTGCATATCCACCTGCGTACTTCCTAAATAAACTCCCATATAAAATCACCACCTGCTAATTGTCACACTTGTTGCGCCTACACTGGCCGCCGTAATGCTGATAGATTTCGCACTGCTGCCATCCCATGCACCCTGGCTTGTCCCGTTCAGGTTAATCGTTAAAGCCGCATTCACCTTGTTGGCGCTTGTTGCGGCACCGCCTGCACTGCTGGAGCCAGCATAATTGTGGGTGTGGCCGCTTGCCGCCTTACCATCAATCAAACCTTTCAATACCTTGCCCTGGTTTGCGCTCAAGCTATCTGTGGTCGAACTCGAAGTCAAGTTGTCCTGGATTCCTCGCCATGTATTTGCCGGCACAGCCCAGGTCCCGTCTCCACGCAAGTAATATGTCTGTTGGCCTTTGGCCGGTGCCGGAACAAGTCCTGTACTGCCCGCCGCATCAGCGGTCGCTTTCGCAAATACGCCATAGGTTGTATTCGTATCCGGGGGTACAGCCCAGGTTCCGTCACTGCGCAGGTAACGGTTCGCATTGCCCGCCACCGGCGCAATCACCAAGCCGGTACTGCCTGCTTCGCTTGTGGTCGCTCCCTTAAAAGTGCCATAAGTCGTGTTAGTATCCTGGGTCGTAATGGTGCTGGTCGTACCGTCATCTTTGGTACAGGTAATCGTTGTGCCGTTTACACTCAGAGATTTAATCACACCATGAGTATGACTGCTCGGTGTAAAGGTACTCGGTTTCCCCGTCACGCTGTCCCATGTATGGGTGTGCCCGGCCACAGCATAATCACTGGTATTCTTGGTCACAATCGTGCCAAATGCGCCCCTGTAGCAATAAACCAGGTTAGAACTTGTTCCACTATACGCGCCGTTCCAATAAGCGATAAAACTCATATCGGGCACATACTGCTGGTCGGTTGCCGCATCTTTCCAGCCACTGGCACCTTGTGTTGTCAAAGTTCGCACATTCTTGACAGCTACTGTCCCTAGCGCCGGGAAATCCGTGATCTGGCTCTTGGTGTGTGTGTGGTTGCTCGCAGCTTTGCCGTCAATTAACGTCTTCAAAGCTTTGCCCTGCGCTGCGCTCAAACTATCGGTCGTACTGTCGCTGGTCAAGTTATTCACAACCGGCCGCCATGTGTTTGTGTCATGTTCGGGTGGGGTGTATCCCAGTGCATTCTTTACATTGTCCGCTGTCACACTAAGCACGCCGCTGTTGTTCGTAATGTTCGCTCCGGTTTTCACGCCGCCCAACACACTGCTGGTCGCCGTGGGCAGGCTGTATTTGTTCGCTCCCTCGGCAATCCCATCCAATTTTTTCTTATCGGCTGCGCTCATAAAGCCAGCTTCGCTCTGTGTAGCTCCCCCGTGCCCGTGGCTAATGGGTGCAAAAATGGTTTTCAGCTTGCCAAAAAAGTAGCTCAACCCCGCGTTACTCAAATATCCCACTTTACCACACCTCCTCTTGGTTTAGTTTTTAAGATGCCAAAATGGTATCAATTTCAGTGTTCTGGATCGCATCAATGGTAAACACCTGGCCCAGTCCATCCCACTTCTCGCCATTCCAGGCATAGTTCATGCCATCGCCAACGTCGTATACATCGCCAATGGTCTGGCCGCTGGTCGGCAGTTTGTCATAGCTTGCCACACTGCCTTTGTAACGGTACATAGCGGTAATGTCGCTCTTCAGGGCATAGGTGCTTGCCGCGCCAAAACCATCCAGTTTCTTCTTGTCGGCAGTGCTCATCAGACCATGGGTGCCCTGGGTGGCATCATTGTAGGTGGTGTTGGTGCTGGGAATACCCAATGCCGTAATATCGCCCTTGGCAACCGCAGTCACAGCGCTCACATGTCCGGTCGCATCCACAGTAATTTTGTACAGGCCGCTGTCATGTGCGGTATAGCTGGGGTGTACATACTTGTTGGCACCGGTAGCAATGCCGTCCAGCTTCTTTTTATCTGCGGCGGTCATCAAACCGTGTGCGCTCTGGGTTACATCGTTGTAAGTAGTATTGGTTGGGGTTGCCCAAGTGCCATCGCCGCGCAGGTACAAGCCCTGCTGCCCTTTGGCAGGTGCGTTCACCAAACCGGAACTACCAGCCGTATCAGCAGTCGCACCCTTAAAGTTGGTATAGGTAGTATCTTTATCGGCAACCCACTTGGCCGTACCATCGGCATCCCAGCCCAGGATCATGCCGTCAGAACCACCTACCGGGATGTGCTTGTTGCCGCTTGTGGCTGGGTGTACATATTTGTTTGCACCGTCCGCAACACCGTCCAGCTTCTTCTTATCGGCTGCACTCATCAGACCGGCGCTCGTGGTGCTTGCAGCTCCATAGGTGGTGTTCGGCGGGGTCGTCCAAGCACCGGTCGAATCCAGCCAGCGCTGCGCACCCTTCGTCGGGCTGGGCACCAGTCCGCTCTTGCCATCCGCATCAACCGTTGCGCCGCTCATCACATTGTAGGTGGTATCCTTTTCGTTTACCCACTTAGCGGTGCCGTCCGCGCCCCAACCCAAAATCTGGTTGGCACTGCCGCCAGCAGGGATATGCTTATTCCCGCTGGTTGTCGGGTGGGTGTAATTCTTCAGCCCGGCCAGCTTATTCTTCTCAGCAGTGGTATAGTCGTTTGTCGAAAGTCCCTTGCCATCAATCTTATCCACCTTACCGGCCAGCAAAGCTTTAATTTTCTGCCAAAAATAAAGCAGACCGTCATAATTCAAAAATGCCATATTGTTTCCTCCTTGTCTTTGAATAAATTATCAATTTCGGTATTCGTAATCTCGTCAATTACAGCTTCCGGGTTTGGGGTGTTGATAATCAGTCGCCCATCTGCATCCGCCGTTACGCTCGTAATGCCGGTGCCGCGCACCTTTACCGTACCCTTTGCCATATCACCATGTTTCAGTTCCAAATTGGCTTCTGTGGCATCAGCCTTGCTGGCCCCAATTGTAAAATCAGTATCATTCAGCATTACCCAACCAGAGTTATAAATATATAAATCTCCGGGCGGCAGGTAATAAATCTTCCCGGCCAGCGGGGCCAATGGCAGCTCACTTACTCGTTCCAGATCGCTTCCAATCCGAACTCGCCCACCGGCTGTGTCCCGGTAAGTGTTTCCCGTATCCAAGCAGCATACCAGCTGCGACTGTTGGATCTCGCATAAAGAAAGTTTTGACATCGTAAAACTCCTTTTTGTAACAATAAAAAAACCGCCTACCTGCGTACAGATAAGCGGTTTCGATTCAGTATTCAGTTTAACAAATTTTGCATTGACGGTATAATAATAGCAGAACTAAAACACCAACGTTTATCTTTTTTTCTTGCCATATCATTCCTCGTTTGTCAATACAATATAAAACCTTCGCTGCACAGTGCATGTTCTCCTACTCGCAAAACACTGGCCCTGCAGCGAAGGCTATTTTTTATGTCAACTTGAAATAACTAACCGCTTGGCCGTCTCAGCCAATGGTCTTCCAGGTAATAGCGCCCTCAACAACCTTCACGCGGGTATCCATGGCAGTGTTCAGGCTGTCAGCATACGCCTTGGCGGCATCACGGGCAGCATTAGCCTTGGCGGTTGCATCAGTAGCGGCAGCACCAATGGCCTCGCTCTTGGCGGCAGCCAGCTGTTCAGTGCTCACCTTAGCATCCCAGGTGGCCTTCTGTTCCTTGGTCACATGGATATCGGCATTCGCAGCGTGCGTATCCAGGGCGGTCTGCACAGCCTTGATCTTTTTGTCAGCTTCGGCCTTGGTGTAAGCATCAGGCACAGCAACATACAGGCCGTCTTCCTCCAGGGTAATGGAGTTGTTAGCCTTGGCGCTCACCTTCACCTTTACGCTGATCTTATTGTCAGTAGAAACAGTAACCTCAGCGGTGGAAGTTGCCAGACCGGTGTAAATATCAATCAGGCTGCCAACCGGGATCTTGATCACATCGCCGCTGGTAATGGTCAGCTCAATGTTTTTGTCCTTGGCATTATAAGTACCGCTGGTCACAACCAGATCCTTGCCCAGTGCAATGGTCAGTTCGTCGCCGCCAAATACCGGCAGCTTGATGGTGCGGGTGCTTGCGTCATAAGTCGGTGCATGCACAACGCCAGTCAGGGTGGTAGTAACGGGGTCGCCGCCCTTGGCAACACTCAGCACGCCCTCATTGTAGGTAACATCGGTAACAAACACACCCTTGCCGCCAACAACGCCCGCAATCTTGGCATCAACGTAGTCGGCAACAGCCTTGGTGGTCGGCACATTGTCATCGCTGGCGCTGGCAGCCGGGATCTCAGTTACGGTGGCTTTGTTCAGCTGGATATAGCTGGTGCCATTGAACACATGCAGGGTAAAGTCGCTGGTGCGCACATAAACAACGCCCTGCACCTGGCCGGAAGCAGGCAGGGTGCTCACCAGCTTGCAGCTCTTGGTGTATTCAACTGCGCCCTTAAAAATCTGCAAAGTGTCAGTCAAAAAATACAGGGTGTCGTTGTCTTTTACCTGCAGGGCTTCAAACTTAGCTTTGGTACCATAATTAAATTTTACTTCTGCCATAATTATTTCTCCTTAAATTTCATGTTGTTTTTGTCGGTTAAAATTCCTGCCAAACAAATCCAGTGCTTGCAGTGCTGAACGGTTCAACAGCAAACTTCCCGGTGTCTAACAGCTGTACAATCCACGGCTCATACTTGCCCTCGGTGTTTTTAATCATTACGGTCTGCCCGGCATAAGTGTCGCTGCTGTTATTCAACTGCTCATTGGCTTGCCCGTTGCTGTCAAAAACACGGGTACGGGGGCGGATCGCCTGTTTGCTCTTATCGTCACGGATGTAATAAAACTCCGATGTATCCTTGGTAATAACCAGGTCCTTCTCGTCAATAATTCCATTCGTAATCGCTGTATCCAGGTTTTCTGCGTTACCATAGCCCAACTTGCTTGTGGTTGCCATTCTCCCAACTCCTTTCTCCATTTGTCGCTATATAGAAAAAATGCAGGCGGCCAAGCCTTAAAACTCAACCACCCGCATATTTCCATCAGTTGTACCATCACCGCCGCTGCCGGAACCGCCGCTGCTCTTAATCTCTACCGCATTGCCAATCGGACTTCCGTTGGCGGTCAGCTGCAGCATGTCATTCTTGTAGCTCAGGTTGTCGGCCTTGTTGTTCATCATGGTGTTGCTCTTATCAATCATGGCCTTCAGCATGGCCTGCATTGCAATAATCCGCTGGTCCAAAGCATTCAGTGCTTCGTCCGGGATCGTGGCCGCCCAGTCGTAAACATCAATAATTTTAATTTCGCCCGGTCCAACCTTGCGGATATACTGGGTGGTCCTGCCTTCAGCATCCATCTCAATGTTGCCAAAGGTCAGTTGGAACTCAATCACACCGGCCTCACTGGTCAGCGCTGTGTCAAAGGGCAGCTTATATTCCAGCTTGTTTTTATACAGCTCGTCACTCAGCGTCAAAAACTCGGTGCGGTATTTCTTGCTCACCGGCAACCGGTATTCCAGCATCACCACATAGTCGCGCATGTCTTTGCCCTTATATTCCGGGTCAGCCAAAAAATGCAGTGTGTCTACCAGTTTGCTCTGCTGCATCACGCGCTCCACCACACTGGCGGTCAGGGTATTGTCCTCGTTAATCAGGATCGTGTACATTGCTCGTCTCCTTTCCGCCCACAATGTAGTCAAACTCATTGCGGCTGATTTTGCCCTTGTGCCACAGCGCATTTAGGGTCGCTTCTTTTAATCGGCGATCCAAATACAACCGCCGCAAACTCTCCACAAAGTCACTCATAGCACACCTCCTTCAATCAGGCTCAGGGTATAAGCATCAATAATAGCCTCAGGGGTTTTGGCCCCCAAGGCTTTCAGCTTGTCATATTCGTAAACACTGATCTCTTCCAACTGCACGGTATCGTATCCTGCCGCCGGAATGTTATAGTATCCGTCCACATGCCAGATGTAGCGCCCATCACTGCTCACAATTCCTTCGGCATCATCTGCTGTGCAGTTCACCATAATCCCGTGTTTCGCCTGGTATTTCACAAAACTCAGGTGGTCAAGGGTATCAATCACCTGGCCGTTATACATCACCTTGTAATACATTTCGTTCCCTCAACCTCCTTTACACGCTGAACATCACGCGCACGCCATGCTGCTCATTCGGGGTAACATAGCTGTAAATCTGGCCGTCAGCCGCAACCTGCAAAAAGTAATCTGCATACTGAACATTCGGGCTGCGTGTCCAATAAGTGGTGGCCGCGCCATCATCGTCATAGCAGATTCGGCTCTGATTATCCGTCATGTAACTGATCGTTGTACCTTCATAAATATACGGCTCACTGTTCATGCTGGGGTTCAGCTCATATGCAGCCGGTATAAAGAAGTAACAGTCCGCCGTCACAATTTCCTTGGATGTTCCGCCCGCACTGGATGTCACTTTTACCTGCTGGATCAACTGCTGCCATCCAATTGGCAAGGCATTCGGCAGCCGCTTGTCCAGGTAGGTGCGCAGCGTTGCTGCGGGCCAACCGCCATTGTTGTAATAGTTACTGGTAATCGGCATCTT